CTTCAGTAGTACAGCAAGGCTGGGCCTCTGCTAAGGCAGCAGCTAAGAAAGCTAAAGAAAAGAGCAATAAGTACGCCACCGATTTTAAATTTGATGAAGATGTGCAGCTTGTAAAGTTCATCTCCTCAGATCCAATGGCTTTCATGCAGCACTGGGTAAATCGCACTGGTAAGAAATCCTTTATTAGTATTGGTGAAAACGATCCACTGATCGCTGCAGGCTCACAGCCTTCGCAGAAGTTTGCCTTTACAGTTCTAAATCTATCTGATGAAGAGCCTGAACTACAGTTAATGGTTGTTGGGGTTCGTCTCTGTGGACAACTAGAGAAGCTTGCTTCTGATAAAAAGACAGGCCCACTCAATCGTCCAGACATGTACTTTGCAGTAAGCAAGTCGGGAACGGGCACCCAGACTTCTTACAGTGTCGTACCTGTTAAGGAACGTGACCTCGCTGATGAATGGGATATTGATCCTGTTGCCGCTGCAGAGTTGGTAAAGACTATGAAGCCTTTTGGACCAGAGGCTTTGTACATGCCAACTATGGAAGAACTCGCTGATATTGCTCGCGAGATCTCAGGCAACTAATATCCCATGACGATGTTGGAGGCTCCGGTTTTTGACCTCCTTTCTACGGAGCCTTCAACCCAACTTTTCAGGAGAGCAATGAATATCATCACGACAGAGGATCAGCTAGCAGATCTAGTCAGTGCGTATAGTGCTGTAGATGCTTTCTGTTTTGACGTAGAAACAATGGGCGATCATCGTGGAGACCCACGACAGAACCAGGTTGTGTGGATTGCCATGTCTACATACGACCGCGTTGATGTTATTCCTATGGGGCATCCTAATGGTGACTACCTCCGTACAGAGTACCCGCTCCTGCCTTCCGCTCAGGATCGTGTAATAAAAGGCCTTCCCCTACGTCCTACTGACTACAGTAAGGATGAACGTAAGGCTGTAAAAATCTTTGGACCCGCACCAGAGCAGCTAATGACTGGTGAGGTGTTCAAGGCTCTTAAGCCATTGTTCTTTAGTGACAAGATGAAGATCGGTCACAATCTTAAGTTTGACTTGCAGAGCGTAACAAAGTATCTAGGCGCCCTACCTGCACAGCCGTATGCTTGCACCCTCAACGCAGCATTCATTTTAGATACACAGAACTACCGCAGCCTTGGTCTTGATGATTGTTTAAAGCGCGAGTTCAACTACCACATGGTTAAAGGTGTCGGTAAAGAAATTGAGAAGCATTCCTTTGAAGAGGTCGCAACCTACGCAGCCCTTGATGCTGAGTGGACTTGGAAGTTGTGGGAAAACTACTCTGTAAAGCTAGACGCAGATAGCCTTCGTGGCGTCTTCAATTTAGAGATGGATGTACTAGAGGTTATCTGCAGCATGGAACTTCATGGTGCAAACATTGACGTAGAGGGCCTTAAGTTCCTTAAGGCAGACCTAGACTTACAGCTAGAAACAACTAAAGCAAAAATTTACCAGCTTGCAGGTAAGGCATTTAATATCAACAGCGTACCTGAAAAGCAAAAGCTACTCTTTACACCTAAAAAAGACGGGGGTCGTGGACTGCGCCCACGCTTATTTACCCCTAAGGGCATCAGCCGTGCAGAAAAGGGCGAGGCACCCATGATCTCAGACTACTCGGTGTCTGAGCCTGCACTAAAAGCGTTCGAGGGCAAGGACGCTTTGGTTGATGCCCTACTCAAGTATTCTGACCTTAATAAGTTGTTGACTACTTACGTTATCCCATACTTAGGCGGGGACATCGTACGTACTACGGCCGGTAAATCTAAAACTGTCGCTAAAGACAGTCTCCTCCTAAGAGGCCGTATTCATACCGACTTCATTCAGTTTGGCGCTGAAACTGGTCGGTTCTCTAGTAGGAATCCAAACCTACAGAATGTCCCCGCCCCTCATACACCCAACGGTAAGGCGATTAGAAATCTATTCACTGCACCTGAAGGTTACTCTTTAGTCGTAGCCGACTACTCACAGATTGAGCCACGCATCATCGCCTCCTTTAGTGGGGACCGTATTATGTGTAACGCATATATGAACGGAGAAGATATCTACACTACTGTGGGTAACACTATGGGGGTAGATCGTAAGGCCGGTAAGCAGCTTGTTCTATCTCTTGCCTATGGTGTAGGTCCAGAGAAGATCGCAGCGTCTATTGGTTGCTCTGTTAATGAGGCTAGAGATCTACTAGACAGCTTTAGCCATAAGTTTCCAGCAGTGGGCAAATATAAGCAGCAGGTTGTTAGCGAGTCACGTCGTCGTGGTCCGGTTCCTTATGCTCTCACCTATCTAAAGCGTCGCAGATATCTTCCAGGACTACGTTCTCCCATCATTAAGGATCGTGCTCGTGCAGAGCGTCAGGCCTTTAATACTGTTATCCAGGGTTCAGCTGCAGATCTTATCAAGCTAGCTATGGTTCGAGCTCACAAGATCATTCCTGATGATGCAAACATTATTCTTACCATTCATGATGAACTAGTTACTGTAACACCTACGCATCTTGCAGAGGAGACAGCGGCCGCTATTCGTGAGGCCATGGAAGGGATCAATGCATTAAAGATTCCTCTTCTAGCCGATGTCAAGATTGTACAAAAGTGGGGAGAAGCAAAGTAATGTTCTGGCGTAAAAAGAAGCATCCGGTAGAGATAGAGGTAAAGCATGTCTCTCTGCCCACATTGATTCGCCAGAGCGTGTACGACGCAATGCTAGAGCCCGCAGAAGAGATAGCCGTAGCCATGGGGTTACCTCCTATCTCTGACGAGGTTGCTGAGATGGAGGAGCGTGCTAGTCAGCGCAGGCTGGAGCGCATTGCTCAGCTGCTGCCCTTTTTAGAGTCTCATTCTGAGATCGCAGCAAAGATTGCAGTGCATGCTTACCTGCTTCAAGACAATAAAAAGTTGGAAATAGATGAAGAGGAAAAGGATAACCTTTTGGGGTTATTTAGAATTGTAGCTTTATCTGCATCTATCTCTTCCCTATCAAGTTTGGTTGACTTAGAACTATTAGACTCAAGAGTGGAGTACGACGATGGCGAATAACGACTGGTGGTCAAGAAAGTTAACAGGGCAGCCTGCACCACAGCAGACCTCTTCTACACCACCGACAAGCATGCCTGGGCAGGTTCCTTACGTGGCACAGCCGGGGCAACCCAACACACAGGTTACCTATAATCCAAAAGCTGACCAGGTAGAGAGAAAGAATAGTGCAAATCGTTGCCCTGAATGTAACAGCGGTAACTATGCAAAGGTAGGCGTCCAGTCCACACAGAATGGCTCCTTTGATGTGATGCGCTGCTATGACTGCGGCTATCCAAAGATGCAGACAGGTAGTGGTATCGCAAGCACAGGTAGTTCTAGCGGCGGCGCAGCTACTCCGGCTAAGCAGCCTGCAAGAGGAAATGGTTTTAATCCAAATGTTATCGTAGATAGGATCGGGTAATGGCAACAGCAACAATTAACTCAGAAGCTCTAAAGATTGCAGCTTTGATCAATAAGAAACTGGGCGGTAACACCGTAGTTCCTGCTAGTGAGGTTACTATCCCACAGCGAATCACTACCGGTTCTCTAACCCTTGATGTTGTTCTAGGCGGAGGCTGGCCTATGAACCGTTGGGTTGAGCTCGTAGGTGAGGCTTCCCATGGTAAGACTGCTATAGCTCTTCGTACGATTGCAGCTAACCAAAAGGTTAATCCAGAATTTACCGCAGTCTGGATTGCCGCAGAAGACTTTGACTCTGAGTATGCAGAGTTGTGCGGCGTAGACACAAGCCGTGTTCTACTGGTGGAGACCAACAGTATGGAGGATGCGTTTGATGCAGTTATTCAGTTCATGGAAAGCAAAGCGGTGGATCTTGTTGTTATTGATTCCCTTCCTGCTTTGGTACCCAGCGCAGAAGATGAAAAACACATGGAAGAATTCACGGTCGGACGCGGAGCGTTAATTACTAACAAGTTCTTCCGTAAGGTTATGTCAGCTACAAAGAGAGATTTGGTAGAGTCTGAGCGCCCAGTATTGGGCATCATGATCAACCAATACCGTATGAAGATCGGCGTTATGCATGGCGATCCTCGTACTACGCCAGGGGGTCTTGGCAAAGATTACGCCTACAGCGTTCGTTGCGAAGTAAAGCGCGATGAGTGGCTCGAGGTAGGCACCGGACAGGATAAACGGCGTGTGGGGCAAACCATCCGTGTCCGTACTATCAAGAACAAGACCTACCCGCCTCAACAGACTGCTTACCTAGACTTTTATTTTGCTGATGGTGGGGTAGTAGACGCAGGTAGCTATGACTCTGGTAAAGAGATCGTAGCCTTATCTATCCTCAACGGCATCGTAGAACGTCGTGGAGGCTGGATGTACTATAATGAGCGTAAGTGGCAGGGGGCTCAGGCTCTTATTGATTCTATCCGTGAGGAAGAGGATCTAAAGAACGAGCTCACCATTGCTGTTATGGATACGCTCCGAGCTGGACCCGCATTGATGTTGGAGTCCAATGAAGAGTGAAGGACAAAAGCAATCTCTTAAGCACGAGAAGCGCTTAGAGAAGGTCACGGGCGGTACGCGCAATGCCGCCTCCGGTGCCTTTTGGTCACGTAAAGGTGATGTCAGAACTGACGAGCTTTTAATTGAGCATAAGTGGACGGGTAAGAAACAAGTAACTATTAAGTCAGAAGTACTTAAGAAGATTACTACAGAAGCAATCTTAGACAGCCGTAAGCCTGTTCTAGGTTTGCATTTAGATGGCGAGAACTATGTCGTACTTCTTGAAGAGGATTTCTTTGAATTGAGGAATGCTTTAAATAACTAATATGGGGGGCCATAACTAGTTAGGTACACAAGTAGTGCGATATAACGACGATCCAGATTGGGCTTGGAGATATGAAGCAAAATGTCAGGGTGAAGATACAGAGATATTCTTCCCACCACGTGATAAAGCTCTCTACAAACCAATTGCGGACAAAGCAAAAGCAATCTGCTGGGGCAAAGACGGTAAATCGCCTTGCCCGGTTCGTAAAGAGTGTCTTAAAGAGGCAATCTTAAACAACGAACTCCACGGAATATTTGGTGGGTTGTCACATAGAGAAAGAAACGCAGCACAAAGAAAGTACAAGAAACAAGGTCTAACACTGGACCAGTGGCTTGAGTTGGAGGTTGCAAATGGGAAGACCGGTAACGGTTCCTAGCAAGGATTTAAAAGCTTATCTCAATACCAAAAAGCGTACTACACGCTTGATGGGTGAGATAGAGCGCCATGTATTGGCGCAACCTTTTGATGAGCGTGATCAATCATATATCCACCCCTCGGATATTATCAAACCTGAATGGTGCGCTTTAGCGCAGTATCACGCTCTCAAAGGTAACTACGTTGAGACACGAGACAAACCCACCCTACGCTTGGCATCTATCTTTGCTGAGGGCCACACCATCCACGCTAAGTGGCAGAACTGGTTTAAAGATATGGGTGTCCTCTACGGTAAATGGTATGACGCTAAGACAGATGACTACACATGGGCTACATCTAAAGATTTAGTTGGTTACGCCCGTAAAGATATCGCGTACGCCGAGGTCCCCCTACGCAGTGACAAGCATATGATGCGTGGGCATGCTGATGGTTGGATTAAAGGTATCGGGGAAGACTGCTTGATTGAGATCAAGTCAATTGGTACAGGGACTATACGCATGGAGATGCCTGCGCTTATGGCCCAGTACAACAATGATATTGATCAGGTGTGGAAGAACATCAAAGTACCACTACGCTCTCACCAACTGCAGGGCCAGGTTTACCTGCACCTTGCCCACCTAATGGCTGAGGAAGGTACCCTACAGTCAGCTCCTGAAGAGATTGTATTTATCTATGAACTTAAAGCTAATCAGGAGTACAAGGAATTTGTAGTTAAATACAACCCAGAATACACAAAGGAAATTTTTGATCGAGCTCTCGATGTTTCCTGGGCAGTGGCAAATGATCGCCCACCCCTTTGCTCTGTTGACTCTGAGAAAGGATGTAAGCGCTGTGCGCCATTTATTCAGTAAAAAAGATAAGAGTACGGAGCAGGAATGAGCATAGCAAGTGACGCAATTGATTCTCTAAATGAATTGGGTTTTGCCTTAAACAACAAACCTACCTTTGACATTCC